TATGTCACGCTCGGAATAGCCTTGTCAACTCACAATGAAGGTATCAGGTTAGCATATCACTGCTGTCATCGTACGTTCATGTCCTCTGCACCAGCATCTGCGCTTGTAACTACCTGCATCTACGGCGGTGTTCTCTCAGTCACCATTCAGGTACAACGTCTTGATGCCTCAAGCTGTCTTACAATCTTGCTGTAGTTCTCATCTTGCCTACCACTGTCATCATCGGCACAAGCATCTCAAGTTGCTTATCTGCACTGTTCGCTTGCACGAAACCTTCGCTACCAGACACATACCAAGCTATCAGTCGCAAGGCGCAATCTATCTTCCGATTCATTTCCATCACTTTGCTAAAAGGCCAACTAAAAAGACTGACAGTTGCATCTTAACTTCGGTCAGAGCTTGCTTAGTCTCGTTTCCATCTGACTTCTTACCTTTCACAACCGTCCATTTAGAACCTAGAGGAACGCCCTTATCCGCACCAAGTGTCCTCATCTGAAACATATACTCAGCCGCCCATCCACATCCTTCCGTCTTGTAGTGGCATCCTCGCAAGTGCGAGGCTGGCTTTATTGTTGAGGCGAGGCTTACGCTCGCCATTGCAACGTTCGTGAAGGATGTGGACAGTCTGCTGAGTCTATGTTGCAGTGGGCCACATAAGGTACGGATAGTTCGTACCTCTAGAACCTAAATGGAGAACGTAAAATGACGAAGTCAAATGTAAACTCAACAGCAAACTCTAACCTCGTTAAGATGAAACTGGCAGTCGTGACCTACCACAAAGGTGATGAAAATGAATACGTCAGAAAGAATGCGGCGGCTGATGCTTGCTATGTATCTGGTAACTCGATTTCATACAAGCAGGAACAGATTGATAAGCAACGTGCGATACTTGCTTCTCTTCTTCCAGTGGAAGGACAAGAAGTTCCTACAGTCAAGCTTGAAAGAACAGCTCTCATCCTAAAGTCGATGAACGCTGAGATGGATGAGCTTCAAGAACGACACGCCGCAGACTTGGAAGTTTACAAGCTGGTTACTAGCGAAGATTACCTGAAGCGTCCGAAGTCAACAGGATACGCTAACGCCGACACCATCCTTGAAGAAGCCAAAGCACTTCTCGCCTAACATAACAGGAGGGCATCACTTCGGTGGTGTCCTTCTTCTTTACTCATTCATATGGAGGTACTGATGATATACGGTCTTAGAATTACAGACGATGAGTACAATACTTGGGTCGAAGCTGAGTCAACAGATGAGAGTTATATCGAGATGTTGGCAGAACTTCATAAAGAATTTAATCATGTCATTGATGTTATGATTACAGAACGCCTCGGTAAATTTGTTGAAATTAATTATCTTGATGGCATTGATTACTAACACTACATGTAGTAGTGTGGATACTAGGAGAACATGATGAACGTAATTACCAATACATTTTTATTCAGTCTAATAATGTTATACATATTAAGCTGGACAAACGTACTCTGGAATCTTACAGGGTATGTGGAGTTGACCATGTGGTATTGGATTGCATGGTTTGGCGGTGCAGTTTACTAGCCTGCGGCGCATCATTAATCATTCAAGAGAAGGAGAACAGACATGAATGATATGACACTAAACGAGTGGGACTTCCCTGTAGATACATACGATTTATGGGCATCCCCAACACTCGCTGATAAAAAAGATATTGAAGTACCTCAATCAATGGCTCGCGCTATTGTGCGTACAGATACAAACCAAGTGCTTGGTGTGCATGGTAAGAAGTACAAAGCAATCAGACATGATGATGTTGTCAACAGTGTGTTCGATGCTGTGCGTGATGCCAATCCAAGCAGAGATTACAACTACAAAATTGAAGTGTTTGAAGATGGCAAAAAACTTCGAGGAACTATCGACTTCCCTGACCTTATGATTGAACCATCTATCGGAGACCACATTCACTTTCAGATTGTATTCTTCAACAGCTATGATGGCTCTTGGGCATTCGGTCAACAAGCTCAAGGTCTAAGGCTATGGTGTCTCAATGGATGCACATCCCCTGACACTATCGCCAAGACAGTTGCCAAACACACCACCAATGTCAACGTCCAATCATCTGCCGCCAAGATACAGGTCGGCCTCGATGCCTTCTTTAATTCAAAAGATACATACAAAGATTGGATGCAACATCATATCACAATGGAAGAAGCAGAACTGTTTCTAAAGAATACACTATGTGATGTGCGAACCAACACAACAGAAAAGAAATACAACTTCAAACAACTAGACGCACTGATGGGTGAATGGAGGCATAACGCAAGGCATGTAGGTAACAATAAGTGGGCGTTGTACAATACCATGACAGCATGGGCAACGCACACTGATGAGTCACGCAGTCCTGCACAGACACGCAGACTTCGTGAAAACCAAGTGGCGAGAGCCGTACCACAACTAGCTCATGTATAAAGGAGAACAACATGACAGACGCAAGAGAAGAACTAGCTAAAGCTATGATTCGTGGCCTAGAACAAATGATTGCAACCGCTACAACTAACAATGAAGAACTTACAGAATGGCAACGTAGTGAAGTGCAAGAAATAATACATGAATCTATGCACAATGATGTACCTGATTATGTACAAGATATGGTTTATGAAAAAGCCGTTGAAGTATTAGATGATATTCTTGATGACCGCATATCTGACTGGGTTGAAAACAATCTGGCAGACAGACTCACCATCAACTTTGAATAGGAGTAAACATGACCATTGCATTCATTCGACAAATAGAAGACGCACTGTATCAGCTAGACCAACTAGCTAACAGAGCAAAGAAAGATAACAGCGAGTTTCAATGGCGCATAGATGCGGCAAGAGACGCAATCAAATCAGTATCCGCTACATACCACGAAGTATTAGCTAGAGATACTAATGAAGATACAACATACACACCACCACTGAAGGAGATTAAATAATGAAGAGCTATCGTGTAGCAAAGAACATTCCTGTGCCAGAGCCAAGAGGCAGAAGAAAGTTGTATGAGTTTCCTGAACTTGAGATTGGAGAATCATTTCTTGTAACATCTAAGTCTGAAGTATATGCGGCTCGCAAACGTATGAAAAGCAAAGGACAAGAGATTGTCAGCCGTAGAATGGGTGATGATAGCTGGCGCATATGGAGAGCAAACTAATGGCACTAATGCAACAACGTCACTTTGAATACTTAGCTGATAAGGTTGCCCCTCTTATGGGGTGGCCTACTCAGATAGTCACAATGGCAGATAGACTTGCCGAAACAAACCCACGCTTCAACAAAGAAAAGTTTCTTGAACGAGCCATACAAGCTTGGGAAGAGGCACACCCACCACAGGATGTTGATGATGAGATTCCGTACTAACTTTGAAGGTAATAAATTACATGATGAATTGTATGAGTGCAAAGATTGCGGTAAGCAATACGAATCATACAATGCACTGAACCATCCTGACGAACACACTGGCGGATACTGTTGGTGTGGGTCAGACAATATCAAAGTTCTTATCTACAAAACTATTTATCAAGAGTTGTGGGTAGAAGATACTGCATCAGTAGATGATGTGTTGGAAGTGGCTCTTGAATTAGAGACATGGGAAGTGGCAGATCATGCTATACGAATTAATGGAGAACACAAATGAACGACCTATTTGAAACACCAGCATACAAACTTGTGCGCCGTGAAGACCCAAGCACCAGCCATGATGCGGCTGAACAGCTTGACGTTAATGCAATGGAGCGTGTCGTGTATCGTGCTATCGAAAGTTTTAGTAGTGATGGATGTATATCTGATGATGTATTAGACTTGCTTGCTGGTTACAGATACAGCACAGTTACCGCACGTTACAAACAGTTGAAAGAAAAAGGTCTTGTAATTGTAGACCACCGCAAACGATACGCACAAAGCGGCAGACAACAGCTAGTAATGTGGGCAAGTAAACATTACACGGAGGCTGAAGATGCAATGCCCGAAGTGCAATAGCAAAGATATAAGAGTATTAGACTCAAGGCCAGAGCCTAAGTTAGTAAGACGTAGGCGGTTTTGTAACTCTTGTAACCATAGATTCTCAACTATCGAACGGCTGGCTGAAGTCCCCAAACAACGAAAGCCAGCCGTGAAACGCACACCCACCACACCAAAAATAAGAAAGACAAAGAAGTATAATGAGTGGCGTGACGTTGACCACATGACAGACGAAGAGTTAGAAGCTATGATTATGGATGGTGATTATGATTAACGGTTATGAGATTATGGTTCACCAACTAATCAAGCGTAGACATGAGCTTGGTCTATCACAAGAAGCACTGTCATTTGATATAGGCTGTGCCAAATCTTTAATTCATAAATGGGAGCAGTACAAACGTGTGCCTTCTGGGTTCATGCTTGGCTGTTGGGTAGAAGCACTTGGCTTACAAATCACCGTCACAGAAAAAAGCAAAGAAGGCGAGACAGAAAGTCTCGAGGTATGACAAGACAGGCGTTGCTCAAAAGTGTGAGCATTGCAAAACAAAAACGCATTGGTTTGTCGTGTTAGTAAGCGGCTCACTATATTGCACAGACTGTATGGAGTATTATGGATGGCAACATCTCAGCGCAGAAAAGGAAGCTATCACGAAACAAAAGTCCTCGAATGGTTACAAAAGCTCGGCTTCAAAACAAAAAAGCAACCCCTCTCGGGACAGTTGGGAGGAGAATATAGAGGCGACCTCCTCCTCGAAATCGGAAGACAACAGTTGGTAGTTGAAATAAAATACAGAGATGGTGGCTCGTTCCCAAGCCCGTTCACTGTATTAGATGAACGTGACTTAGCTATATACAAACGCAAGACAGGTACACCTAAGTCTGTTGTAATTATAGATACAGAAATATTTGAAGAACACTTTGCGCCACTGTTACTTGCATCTGAAGAAAAGAAACGGCGAGCAAAGAGAAAGAAAGTACCACCATATTGGCAACCTAATGATGAGTTGCTTGACTCGATTAACGAAACACTAAAGGAGGATATCAATCATGTCGATGAAGCACATCGGTTCTGCAATTACCATGTCGGGAAAGGGTCAACCTTCACTAGCATCGACCTCGCCTACAGAAAATGGTGCGCTAATGCCGTTAAGTTTAGAAAAGAAAACGAAAGCAGTAGCAAGAATGCTACAGGTAAACGACCCAAATCAGGTAGACAAGAGTCTAATTTCTTCTCTGGAATCGTTGACGGGTTATCCAGTGATTGAGAACAGTCGGGTACTGTACAAAAGCCACGGCATTGACATTGATATACGCGGTTACTCAATCAAGGTTGATGATGAGGATGTGTGCGACAAAGCAATAGAAGCAGTGCAGTCTTCGCTTGTGCCTATGCCTGTTGATGATATCAAGAAGCAGTTGATTGTCTTGTCTACGCTGGTAGTCAAGCCATCAGGTGAGGGTGCGGCAGACATGAGTGTTCGCATTAACTCTATATCCAATCAGCTAATGGAGTTCCCAGCAGACATTGTAAACAAAGCAATACAGAATGTGTCACGCGAGACTACATTCTGGCCAGCATATGCTGAGTTCTACAAACACATTGGCTTTAAACTAAAGAAGCGGTTAAAATTATTGGAGGCTTTGACTGCAAAGAAACTTGCATTCCTACAACAAAAACAGTAGTCTATACAAAGGAGAACAGACATGAATAGACTTGGTTTCATTGGCGGCAGTGATGCTCGCCGTATCATGGAGGAAGACTGGCACAGTCTTTGGTTAGAGAAGACAGGCCAGCAAGAACCCACAGACTTATCAGATAATCTTGCAGTTCAGATTGGCGTGACAACTGAAGACTTTCACTTGTCTTGGTTTATGAGGCATGCCCTTGATACAACAAAAGATTTATTAATTAGACAACAAGCATATACTGGCGAGTTTGATGCTGTGCCATGTAAAGGTACTGTTGATGGGTTGATACACAACAGAGAAAAAATTGTAGAGTGTAAGCATACTTATGACCGCAACACAATCGAGTCCTGCATCAAACAGTATATGCCACAGTTACAATTTTACATAATGGTTTCGCAAACA